TAAAGCTCATCAATAAGAGGATCAAATTCTACGGGGGCATTGAATAGGTCTTCTGCATTAGTAATTTTAACCACTACCTTATTATCCCCCACAACCCGTACAGGTTTATCACTCTTATCCTCGCCAATAGGCTTCTCATAGGCGGCATTAAAAATCTTAGCATTAAAAGCCTTGATGACCTTCTTGCGATCAATATCCACATGGGTAGATACCTGACCATCTTTATCCAAATCAAAACCATGGGGCATCGCCCGTTCCTTAATAGCCATAGTAGGGGCGTCATGAGTAACCTTAATCTGATCTGAGCCAGTCAAATCCTTATTATGGTTAAACTCAGGAATAAACTCTCTCGTGCTGGAAACCGTTAGAATCATAGGTATATATCTCCTTATGACAGTAAAATAAGTGGAGAGTATTCCATCCCCACTATGAGTAACTTAGTTAGTCTTGAAATAAACGATAGGATCGGCACCGATAAGGCGAATATTTGAACTCCATGACTGTGCATCTCCAATAGCTGCACCAAGTGAATAGCCGTAGAACTCAATCTGAGCAACCATAAAGGTCTGTATCTCACCCGTGGTAGTATCGTCATTAAGATAGAACACACCATAAAGATCAGATGCAACTTGAGCATTCAAAGCAGTTACTACATTTGCAGAAGTTGCAGAAGCAGTCCGCAAGAACCTATTAAGGAATGATCCAGCCTTAGACATTTCAGAAATAAAATTAATACCCTCTACAGTACCAGAAACATCGTTCTTACCTTTTCGGTATTTTTTATTAGAGTCAGCTAACACAGTTACTTCTATCTCATCAGCCGCAAAATCGATCTTAAAAAAACTAGCATCTATTGCCTGAATAGAAGTAAGAAGATATGCACTATTTCCTACAGAAAAAGATTTTGCAGCATCCCCAAGGAAAATATCCCCAACTACATAACCAGTTGGGAAAGTTGTAGTACCGGAAATAGTAGCAATTTTATAAAACGATCCGGCAGCCATTGTGCCAGAAGTGGTAGCAACAGTAGCCACTGTTGCTTTGAAAAATGATGCATCGGCCCCACAAAGACGGTCAACAGCCATAATATTCCTCCTATATAGTAAAACTCATATATATCAAATTCGATATATTATATACCGAAAATCTCGAAAATGTCAAGTCATACCTTCTAAGGTTTATTCCTAATCATAGTATGTTTTATAGTTGCTGTTAGTTGTCGGCGATAAGCTCCGCCACTTCCAGCCCACCCACGTATTGAAGAACAAGTACAAACTAAATCAGTAGATTCCCCCATTTTACCTCTATAATTTTCTAAAGCTACTAAAATTGCCTTAGCAATATCTCTACCCTTATATAATTGCAATGATCCACTATCCACCGTAATTCTAACAAAATTAGTTTCTTCAGTAGTATTGGCCGCTATAATTTCCCGAGGCCCTTCAGTATTTTCAATAACTACATAAGGCATCTTAGCACCAGTAGGAGCCTGAATTATGTAAATGCCACTAATAGTAGCAATAGGGGCAAATTGTGCAATTATACCAGAGACAGTACAAAGATAAGTTCTTACATCATCTTCTATCATACTTGCCTCTGACTACGCCAAAATGTTCGTATGGCTTCTTCCATTATTGACTTTGCTATTGCTCCACCTTGATAATAAACTGGGGCTGCAAAAGGACGTTCATCTGTACCCTCGTTCCGTATGGTCTTTATAATTGCCCATGCCCCACTTTCGTCAATACCTTTACTAGCCGCCCAAGTAATAATCTCAGCTACAAATTCTTCAGTTCCAACAGAATTTATATGTGGTCCTGTTCCTCTTTCTGCATAAATAGCCTTGCTACTACCAGAACCTATATCTACACAATTAGGAGGAGGAGCATCTATTAAATCTTCTGTTTTTTCTATAGGGCCATGATTATTAGCAGTTCTCCATGTAATTGAATTAGTTAATTCACCCCTATAATCATGTTTCTTAGTATACTCTTTCATTTTATCAGCAGCGGCATTTCCCACCGCAGTTAAAGCAGCTTCAATTGGCCTATAAATATCATTTCCAGTCATTTTAAGGAAATCACCAGTCATAATCACATACTGCATTATCCAATACTCCAAGCCGCACGTTTAAGCATACAAACCATATGTGGCTCTATATTCCGCCATAATTCAGGCCAACCAATAACTTGTCTCTGAACTCCTCTTGGATCAATTATACCATCATTAGGAAGAACACTATTTTCATAGGTAATAGGGGATAACAGATATTCAGATACATCGGCGAAGTTCTGGTTATTTATAGGGGATTCTGTGCCATAAGAAACTGGCTCAAGTCGTCCTGTAATATCATAGAGATGAGTCCAGACAGGATCGCTCCCATCTATTCCAATAGGACGCCATACTTGCATGACTTCCTGGCATTCGTCAAATATCACAGTCCACCGCCAAGGTAAGTATTGATTATTTGTTCAGAAGCGACTGTACCCACACTTCCTGGAACAGAATCCATAAGGTCAAGTAATTGCATCCCATAATTAGTAAGTTGTAGGCCATCTCGAATTACACCTACACCACCAAAGGATTTAGACAAACGACCTTCCATAAGATAAGTGACTACACCGGATTGTCCATATCGTACACTATTCAAAGTCCACATATGGGCGGCGCGCAAAGCGGTAGCTAAGGACCAGTTATCACCGAAATAGCCCGAAGAAGTTAGTTGACCGGCCAACTCTATATAATTAGTGTAGCCGGACGTAGCTGACATAGTAGGCGCAAGTACAACTAGAATTTCTGCGGGCGTCATTTCTATTTACTCCTTACTTCTTCTTCTTTTCACCAGTAATAGCACCACTATTTACACCCTCAAGTTGCTTAAAAATCTTTACTCTAACATCATCCCTTGACTCATCATCATACCAAACCTGCAAAGTCTTAGGATTGAAAGTTTCTGCAATAACATCATCCGTTCGTCTTCTAGTAATATCCTTAAATGTAGCAGGAATATGAACCGTAGTAGCAGTCAACTTAGGGTCTTCATGCTTAACGGAGAAAATAGCATCCTTATGCTTACCACCATCCTTCTCCACATCAAGCCATTCTTCTACAATTATTCCATCGGCAATTTGACAAAGAACAAGATTTCTGCATTCCTTCCACTGAGCATCATCAACTTGATTATACCCAGGAGCCAAAACTACCATTTCCTTACTTGAAGGAACCTGAATAACTTTAACACCATTTTTAGTCCAATTTACTAGCATAATAACTCCTTGTGCCTATATGGCTACTTGTCTTAAAAAACTCCCCCTATATTTCAAGGGGGAGTATATTACAACTTAAATGCCGTCACAAAATCCGATGGATAGTGGGTAGTGAAATACGACACCACCAATCCTAGCAAGGCAGGGAACAGTATATGCCAGACCCTTCTTCTCAGCCTCGAACTGCTCAAAAGGAACAGGCAGAACAAGCTCAAGGTGGTCTGCATCATTCTTGAAAACAATGGCACGAGTACCAGAGGTATCAGAACCAGTGGACAGCTCATTAAGCCACTCCACCTTCTTGACGTACTGATTGGTCTTGAGGAAGTAATCGAGAACCGTGGTATCAGAATAGGTGCCAAGTCGCTTGGTCCCGATCTGGTTAAACTGGGCAAGAGGCAGAAGCATGGTATCAGGAATTTCCACACCATTCGTAGCCGCCACAACTGCATACACCAGGCCATTCATATCCGCAAGAATCTCATCCGCAGTCTTGGTAGCCCACGTATATCCACCCGTACCGGAAGTAAGGGTAAATTCAGTGGCACCAGTGCAAGAAAGGAATCCTACGAGATTGGTGGCAGTATCGCCGGAGAAGGCAATAGTATTGATCTTGTCCTCAATAGCCCGACGAGCCGCATCAGCCCTACGAGTCTCAAGGGGGAACCCGGCCATCTGCGCCCGACGAATCTCCTGAATGGAGTAACCGTAAGCCGCACCAATATCATGGGGCTTGATCGTAGTCTCAGTACCATAAACATCCACACGGGGAAAGTCAGTGGCATAATCAGACACCATCTTAGCAGTACCGACCCTAGTATAGGAACGGTAGGTGAGTTCAGTAGCCGCCGCACCAAGACTAGAATCAACAGGGAGTAGAGCAAGCGCCTTATTAGGAGCCCACTTCACATCATATGACTTTGCCTTAACAACCTCTAGCTCTCGCTTGAAAAATGCACTCTCATTCGCGTCGAGGTTCATTGCATCCATATGTTCAGCCATTTTCTATATCTCCTTACGCTACGAGCTTAATGCCGTTGACTTCAAGCACAGCAAGACCGGAAACAGTTGCCTGATTAGTCCTAAACATACAACCAACATTATAATTACCACCAGAAGTAGTAGTACTGAATAAACCAGCAGAAGTGGCATAGGCAGCAACCGGGGCAGTAGAAACAGCAGCAGCAACCTGAACCCAAATCTCACCCTTCTTCAGTATATTCACAACGTCATAAATTGCATAAGTTCCGACATCCGCAATATGGGAAATTTGACTCGCAACCGCAATACCCATAAACACATCCCCGCTAGAATAAGTCTGATGGACAGACGTGACCGTACCGGGAGTCTGATATACAGGACGACCGGGGGTGATAGCCTCTGCGGCAGGATAACTCTCAATAAAGCAATCCTGAGCAAGTCCATAGGGAAGACCTAGAATAGCGGAATCCATAGTTCCATAAGCAGCCATGTATTCCTCCTTACGCTTTCTTATTTAGACGATCAATATAAGCCTGTCTAGCCTTCTCGGCATTAGGGGCTTCCTTAGCATCCACATTTACAACTGGGGCATTTACCTCACGGACAGAAGCATCGGCATTCTCAACCTCGGCAAGCTGTTCAACTGCACCATCAAACCGAGCATCCAGGTACACCTGATCCTTGCCATCGAAGTTCGCCTTGGGGAAAACCTTCATAACAACAGCTTTCTGGATATCGGGCTCCTTCATGTCCTTAACCCCAATACCAGCCTTGGAAGCGGCATCAAGAATCCTTACCCTACGGGCTACGGCAGCTTCCACAGCCTTCTCATCAATCCTGGAAGCTTCCAGTTCCTTAACCTTGAGATTAGCCTTCTCTAGGCTATCCTTCAGGGTATCCCTATCAGCCTCAATGACCGTCTTAGCGGACTTCTCAGCATCAAGGTCTTTCTGTAGAGCATCACTCTTCTGAGTGGCGAGATTGTAAGATTCAATGACCTTAGCCTCTCCCTCATACTCTACACCATCAATACGAATTTTCTTCATATCCGGCATTCGCGTATCCTCCTTATGATCTTTGTTCACTAATATCGCATCGGCTGAATCCAGCCTAATACGTGCTTGATCTCCCTGCCTTGCCACGTCTACCACCGCTACGTGATTAACTTTGATCTTACGCTGTACACAATCATACCTCACCCCTCCAAAAATTCCGGGGGAAGGATCGATCTCAGCATCGTAACCAACACTTAATGCCCTTTTGCCAGCCATAATATCAGTTATGGTGGCCGCATCCTGAATTATCATATCTATGGTCAAAAATACATTATCTCTATTGAAAGGGTTTTCCCCGAGATTGCCCACTTGATATTGCCTAACATTCTCAGCAGTCACCTTCACACCAGGATGGTTATTAGTGACAGGTTTAAGTTTATAGGATTCAAGGGATTCATCGGCAAAAACCTCTTCCGGCAAACGAAGTTCCTGAACAATAGAACCATCGGACTGTAAATAAGGGAAAATACCTATGGAAGTGACACACGCCTTGCCTTTGAGGAAACCTTCGGGAGTCCTGACAAAAGGCTCCGTCATCCATGTGGGGCAGTCTACTGTATCAAACCTATGAACAATCGCCATTACTTTCCCTTCTTGGGAGCCTTTCCACCACCACAAGCATCCTTACCCTTCTTGTCACAAGGCATGGGCTTCTTCTCACCCTTCTCCTTAACCATAGACTCACCCTTGCTCATATTAGAATCCTCCTATATAGTCAAAATCATATATATAAGTATATACATATCACAAAAAAGCCCTCCTGTCAAGGGGGCTAAAATGTACTTCTAGGTGGTATAGGTAATTAAGATAGAAAATAATTCATTTCAAGAAATTATTGTAGTTTTACGTTTCCTCTCGGCTTCTCTGAGTGCTATTTGCGCCTGTTTAGCCTGTAGATACATTAAATGAGCTTCTTCCATAGTATTGTAATATCCTAAAAATCTATGATCCTTCCCCATTCTTATTTGGGTGAGCCACTTTTTTGCAACCTTATCATAAGAACAGCCCTTTGCATTGGCCCAATGTTGCTGAGGAGGCCGCCAGGTATTATCCTGTTTATACATATCACAAGCATGTGCATATGCCTCTTCTGCATCTTTTTCAGAATCAAATGCTCCCAAATAATAATGTTGTCCCAAAATAGATATAACAGAACTCCATTTATTTGTTGATTGTGAATAACGGGTTCCTAATACTTTCCCATTTCTATGGCATTCCTTATTTTGCTGGTTTTCTCTATGTGTAACGTCTCTTAAATTACATATTCTATTATCATCCCGAATACCATTAATATGATCTATATCTGCATCGGGCCATTTCTTGTAAGTTAATAGCCAAGCCAGACGATGCGCCATGTATCTATGTAGTTTGTATGATAAATAAATGTACCCTGTATTATATTTACATCCTGCAATGTCCCCCACTTTTACTTTCATGTGGGGCTTTACTTTCCAATAAAGCAATCCTGTTTCACAATCATACCTAAGTAATCTATTAAATAAATCGTAATCTGTTTCCATAGTACCTCCGTGATAAATGCTATATCATATTATACTCCCTTTTGTAGTTTTGTCAAGTGGGCTATAAACAAAAAACCATTCCTTTTAGAGGATGGCCAGTTATCCGTGCATATTTTACCTATTTCACATCAGTATGGAACACCTTCACCTTGCCTTCAATAAACGAAGTATCCTTGCTTTTAGGCTTCCGTATCCTATTCTCCACAGTAATTTCCAGATACGGCCCCGCCTCATTTATGTTTAGTATCACTTTGCCGTAGTTCACTGATTCTGCCGCAAGCCTTATATCATCAAGGTCTTCTGAACTTAGGATCATAGCTCCTCCTCTATCTCATTATCTATTTCTGACAAAAATGATACAAAATATGGACTACCTTGGCATCTGCACATTATCGGTCTACCCGCTGATTCCATTGGCATACTTGCATTTCTTTTCTGCCAAGTCTTGCCACCATCGCTAGAATACACAGTGGGGTCATCCCATCGACAAATCATAAAGTCCATAATCCAGTGCGAAGGGATGGCTCTCGGATACCGCCCTGTAGGATTACCCCTGACCTTTTCATCTCTAGCAGTCTGCCACACATACGATAGGACATTCATAGACCTATCTTGGGCTTCAGCTATGAATGAAGTAAGTTTCCCGGTTTGATCCCTGGCAATTAAATTAGCTCTAGTAGAAGTGATCCTATCCGACAACGTTTGAATAGCCTCAGACATCTCTTGTTGAGTCCAACCTGCCTGGAATCCATTCAATAGAGTAACATTAAGCTTCTGTACGTACTCTTTACCTAAACTCTTTATTAACTGATAATTCATCTGTTCCCAATTGGCTTGCATCCCCCTCCACCATGAAGCCCCCTGCATATCCAATGGTATTCCAGCCACAACCTTAGTAATCTTCAAATACTGCATATTCTCAAACCCAAATATTTTCTCTGAAACGTGGTACAGCATTTGCCCTAAAGCACCAGACGATACCAAGTTCACCCCGTAGATTAGAGTCAACTGATCCTCTAGTTCCTTCAAAAGTGCCTCTAGTTCATCCGTATCAGCATCACTTCGTAGATCATCTTTCTTATACAACTTAGGTAGAATAGTCTGTAGTCGCCCTATGGCATAATCCACAAGTCTCTGCATAAGTTTGGATATCTCACTAGCATAAGTTTCCTCTATAGCATGAGGGTAGAGCATCTTGAACTTAGGATTCTGGTTCTTTAGCCGCCATGCCTTAGTATGTTGCTTACGGTAAAGTTTAGTGAATAGCTTAAATTCGGTTGGGGTCATTTAATTATCCCCATTGATGACTAGATGCAAATACATTGGGGCTAGGCACTTTCAAACCCAAAACCCCAACTATAATCATCTCTGCATCTTCCTTTCTACAAAAGCGCACACAATCATTAGATTCTACACTCCATTCATTCATCCCATCTATATCATGGCATCCTGTCCACCACCAAGATTGTTCGTTTATTCTGCTCTCTATCATCCATCCGGTTTCTACACCATTATCACCCCACGCCATTATTTCATCACCTTTGCTGCGGCTTCCTCTTTCTTAGTCGGATTCAACGTAGCTACTTCCTCCGCAGTAGGCTCAGGCATCTCCACCACCCCAGTCAATCCCAAAGTATCATGCCTAACCTCATCCGCGTCAAGTGCCCCCATATTCACATAAATCTGCTTAGTCTGTGCCTCAGTGTAATCCACCTTGGCCTTCTCTTCCTCAGACATCTGGTATAGACTATTGAAGGTTATCTCAGGAACCTTCTTAATCCCCTTCCACGCACATATAAGGTTCACCAATCGCCGTATAGCGGGCATAAGCCTATTCCGCTGTGTCGCCTCTACAAGATCATAATAATTAGTTAGATCACTTTCACCCGTGGCATTAAGACCAGCGGGGGAACGTCCAAACAGACGGGTTACGGGTATTCCGGTACTGCCCGACAATTTAAGCATAAACCTGTCTATCAGTTCTGGCAATCCTGCTACCGTACTATAGTCTCTGCCCATATCGTCTTCACTATCCATGACCATAGCATTTATGACTGATTTGGTAGTGTTCATTACCTGAAGTCGCTTTCCAATAGCAGCTTCCCCGCCTTCCATAGACAGAATCTTCTTCAAGTCCTTGATTCTTATTCTTGAAATGATGAACTCATAGAGAATATTCACCGTAGTCTGTGTAACCCCCCCCAAATCCCGTATATCCTCATAGACAGACTGTAGGCAGGACATCCCGAAGTATTTCACGCATTCCTCTACCCCTAATCGTGAAGGAGTGGGGATAGGATCACCAAAGAACGGTATAACTCGGGTATGATGAAGGAGCATTTCAATATAGGAACTACCTACGTGCATGTGAACCTTATACTGAATGATCTTGCCAAACATAGGGGAATTTGGGTTTACGTCATATTTAGAGCCAGATATATCCACATCTGTCCTATCTATGACCTTGAGGAATTCAATGTTCTTTATCTGATTCTCTCGCAATGGTTCACT